ACCCGGCCGACAATCTCGATGGCGGCGGACCGGGGGTGGTCACCCCGTGCCATAGCGGCCGTGAGGGCCGCCCTGACGCCCTCCCGGGTGTCGTTGGTGATGGCGGTCACCAGACGGGATGATTCGCGCTGTAGCCACCTCTCGGCGGCCGGGTTGCGCCCGTTGAACCGGATGCCCAGCACCACCCCGTCAGGGCGGCGGAGCGGCATGAAGCCCACGGCCGCGACACCACCCTCGATATAGGCGGCCCGGATCGTCTCCAGCATTGCGTTGAACGCGGCCGGATCGAGGTTCAGCGCCCGGATCGCCTCGTTCAGGTCGTTCTCGAAGATGGCCGTCACCAGCCGTTCGAACTGCGCCGCCGCCCGGAGGTCCGCGATAGCCGACCGGAAGGCCTCGGCGATCCGGGGTCCGAACTGCGCTTCGAGACGGTCGAAGACGGCTTGCTGCTGGCTGGCGTTCATCCGGGGCTCCTCGCGCCCGGTATCCTTACCAGCGAAAAGGCCCCAGCGCGAACCAGCCCCGCTCCGGATCAACGCGCCCTCGCAGGATCGAGAGGACTCCCCAGAGCAGGGCTTGGCGGCTAGGACGTCCCCTCGACGTCAGGTCCCGTGGTCGGTCCCGCACCCCGGCCGCGACGATGGCCCGCTGATCGAGGTTCAGGTCGAGGACCCCATGCGCCTCGGCCCGGAGCCGCTCGGCCTCATCCAGGTCCCCGGCCAGATAAGCGGCCTGCGCCGCGTGCGTGATTGACAGCAGCTTGAGCCAGGAGGCCGACGCGAGGACGAGGGGGCTCGGAGCCGTCAACGGCGGCAGACGAGGTCGTGATAGACCGTGACGCCAGCGGGCCGGAAGGGGTTCGCCACGACGATGCTGAACCGGGAGCCGTCCGCCTCGATCAGGGTGTCGGTCAGGGCCGGGGTCAGGGTCAGGCCGGAGACCGACAGCACCACCCGCTTATCGGTCGCCTTGATTCGCGTCCCGTCGACCTGTCGGGCGTCGATGTCGAGGACCGCAAAGGTGGCCGGGGACGTGTCCGGGGTTCCCCGGGTGGGGTTGTGGGCCGGGCCGGTCATGACGGGACGCGACAGGCTGCCGACCTGGCCGAACTCGGCGATCAGTTCGGCCGCGTCGGCCGCGTCCTCGGCATAGTCGTTCTTATCGGTCAACGTCGCACCGCCTCGCCCACCAGACCGTTGCTGGAGCCGACCGCGAGCAGGCCGGTCAGGAGATCGTCGACAGCCAGCAGGGCGGGCCTGTAGGCGGCGAGAGAGGCCCCCGGGGCGAAGAACTCCTTCCGCAGGGAGCCGATGCCCTTCGACTTGACCTGACGCGTGGCGTTGACGACCGGGGCCATCGCGCCGGGGGTCGCAATCTCAAGCTGGGTGACGACCGCCGTCGCCTGCTCGATCTCGGTCGGGATCGTATCGAACGCGACAGCGTCACCCTCGCGGTCGACGACGTCGTGACGGGGCCAGGCAAGAGACTGCGCCCGGCGGTTCGTCCGGTATCCCGCGAAGGTGTAGCCCTGCGAGACGAACTGCGTCGCCCGGCGAATGGCCGCCTCGATCAGGGTATCGGACGGCACGGCCACACCCCGGGCGCTCGCGAAGCCCTTGTAATAGGCCACGCTGATAAAGGCGTCGGCGGTCGCAGCGCCCGGGGTGACGATCAGGGCCACGACCTATTCCTCGTCGAGGACGACGGGCTCGCCGCGAGCGAAGACCGGCTTGTGGTCGTTCTCGCGGTCGGCGTTGATCTCGCGGAGAGTCAGGCCGCCCGCCTCCTCCAGCGGAACGTCAGGGTCGACCGGGGCCTTCGCCTTCCGACCGCTCTTGGCAGGGGCGGGCGCCGGGGCGGGTTGCGCCGCCTCGACGCCCTGGCTGACCTGAAACACGGGGACACCGGCCGCCAGATATTCCGCCTCGATCTGGGGATAGGCCCCGTCGAGGTAGACCTCGGACGTGTCGGCTTCCGGGCCGGAGTAGAAGCCCGGGTTGCGGTAGCGAGCGCCCTCGGGAGCCCGTTCGTTGTTCTCGCCATAGATCAGCTTCACGGCGTCGTCTCCGGTTGCGGTGGGGTTGGTGGGTTTACTCGGCGGGCTTTTCAGCCTGCGCGGCCTTCGCAGCCTTCGCGGCCTTGGCGGCTTCGTATGCGGCCTTCTTCTCGTCGAGGGTCATGACGGCGGCCTCGTCGAGGATTTCATAGGTTCCCTCGGGGGCGGCGTCATAGTCGGCGCGGTTGATGATCCGATAGTCTTCGCCGTCCTTCACTTTGACGGTTTCGCAGCGTTCGTTGGCGGGGTCGATCATGGCGGCATGTCCTTCAGTAGGCGGTTGTGGGGTTCAGCGAAGGCCGGACCCTAAAACGAAACCGCCCCCCCGGCAAATGAACCGAGGGGGCGGCGATAGGGTCGGGTGGGGCTTAGCCCTTCAGCAGGCCGATGTTCTGGCCGTTCGGGGCTCCCCAGCCCCAGGCGATACCGACCTCCCAGCGGGCGCGACGGTATTCCTTGTAGTGCCGGATTTCGAACGACAGGCCCGAGACAGGGTCGGTGACCATACGGGCGTCGGTCGCGGCGTCGCCGCCGTCCGGTTCAGCAGGCGCGCGGGCGGCGAGCAGGAGGGCGTCCTGCGTGAAGCCCAGGTTCGGCGTGTAGGCCGCGTCCTTGGTGATGGCCGCGTTATCAGCGACAGCCTGGCGCAGGCCGGGACCGGCGATGACCAGGGCGGTGCCGGTGAGCGAGACAACCACATACTGGTTCGTATCGCCAGCGAAGGTGATCGTGTCGCCGTTCAGGTAGGTCCCGGTGCCGGTGTCGACCGTGATGGCGGTCGCGCCGACCGGGTAGCCCGAGGCGTGGTTCACCAGGTAGCCGGAGCCGGTGCCGGTCGCCCGGGCCACGACGCCCGCGCTGTAGCCGATGCCGAAGCCGGAGACATTCGCCATCGATCGGTCGCGCAGCAGGGCGTCGGTGCCTGCCTCGTTCACCTTGAACAGAATCTTCTGCTTGCCTTCGAGGTTGAAGCGAGCGTCCGAGCCGACGACCAGCGAGCGGCCGAACATAGGCGAGCCGTTCTGGTCGAGGATGCGGTTCAGGCCAGCGAAGTCGGTGAAGTCGTCGGCGGTGCCGAACGGCGCGGTCCCGGCGGTGCCGTAAGCGCGCGAGGCGGCGGCCACAGCGGCGGCCACACCGTCAGCCTCGATCTCGTTCGACAGGACACGGAAGGCCTGGGCGAACTGCTGGGCGAGAACGAGGTTGTAGGTAGTGCCGTTGGCGCCGATAGCCAGCTGCTCCTCACCCGACCAGCGGACGGGCGAATACTTCGACTTGCTGATCGTCAGCGGGATGGTCGTGGGCGCGGTGTCACCGTCATCGGGCGGGATCGAGCCCGGGACGATGTTGTTGGACGTGGCCGGGCCGACCACCGGCACGTTGAGGACTTGGTTCAGGGCAACGCGCGAATAGTTGGCGTCACGCTGAACGGCGGGGATGAGACCGATCATTTCACGCGAAACGACCCGGAGGCCCGCGTAAATCGACGGCAGAACGGCGGTGATGGTGTTTGCCACGGCGGGCGCTCCTTCAGGATGAGGGGGGAGGGTTCAGTCGATGCTCGGGGTCATCCGACCCCCTTAGCGCCTTCCGCCACTACGCGTCCGGCTCAAGCCCCCTGGGAGGCCGCACAAGGGCAACACCCCTGTTCAGGCGGGAACATACGGAAAAGCGGGAGTTTGCGCTAGTGGCCCCTTCCAGGACGAAAAAGGCCCCGGGTTTTACACCGGGGCCGCAGTCGAAACGCTCGGGAGGGTCGGGGGCCTAGTCGGCGACGGTGAACCCCGTCTCCATCTTCGTCATCTGCTCGGCCGGGCTCAGGGCGTCGAACTGCGCAGTCGTCAGGACCTTTCCGCCGCCGCCGCCCGGGCCGCTATGCTCGGCGCCGGTCCCGCTGTTCCCGGTCCCCTTCAGGATCGAGTTCTTGTTCGGGTAGAGGTCGACCAGCATCTCGAAGGCCTCGTCGAAGGAGGCCACCTCGCCGGGGCGTGCCTTGCTGTAGAGTTTGTTTCCGTCCGGGCCGTATGCGACCGGGCGGCCGTCCTCGATCTTGAACGCCGATCCGAACCGGGCCTCGGCGATGTCCGAGGGGATAGCCAGCTTCTCGGCCGCGAACTTCGAGCGCGCGAACCCGCCGCCGATCAGTTCGGCGTTCAGGGCCTTCTCCAGCTTGTCCGCCTTCTCGACGAACGGCCTGAACTCGTCCTCCTTCGCCTTGATCGCGGCGGCGATGGCGGCGTCGCGGTCACCGGCTGCGATCAGGGACTTCTCGTCGAGGGCGGACACGGTCGCGAGGGCTTTCTTGGCGGCGGCCGGGTCGGTGATTCCCTCGAAAGCCTTCAGGGCGGTCTCGGCCGTGTCCTTGGCCTCGCGGTTGGCTTGGTTCTCGCGGTTCAGCCGGGCGATGGTGGCGGTCGTCCCCGGGGCGTCGAAAGCGATCTGCTTCCCGTCGTCGGCCACAAACACGGGCTTGCCGTCCTGGACCTGGGCATAGGTGACGCCTTCGATCTCGATGGTCTGAAGTTTCATTGTCGCGTCTCTCTCCGGCATCCGCCGGTCTTAGCGCCCCGCGTTTTACGGTCGGGGCAGGGTCACCCGCTCTAGGCGGGATTGGCGGGGTCGTCGACCGAATCATCTGCCGGGTCGTCGACCGGATCATTCTGGGGGTCAGGCAGGGCGCTGGTCAGGTCGTCGCCCGAATCAGGGTCCGGCATTTCCTCGATCAGCCGCTCGCGCTCGCGCTCGGGGTCGAAGTCGGCCGACAGGGTTCCGCGCCGCTTGCGCTCCTCCCAGAGGGTTTCGCGGGACAGGTCGCCGTTCTCGCGCATCGCCGTGAGGGCGGCCTGGTCGGTCGCGGCGTCGCCGTTGCCGACGTCGAAGTCGGTATAGATGCGGACCTCGGAGGTTGCGTCCTCCTTCAGCCATTTCGACGTCATGACGAACGCCTGCTCCAGGGCGTCCTTCAGGTTCAGGGCGGCGGCCTTAATCGCGCTGTTCCCCTTCTGGGCGGCGAAGGCGGTCGTGATGACGGTCAGGTTCCCGCTGTCGGCGGTCAGGGGCTGGCGGCCGATCTCTCGAAGCTGCTTCTCGGTGTTCTTCACGTCCTCGGCGAGGAACCGGATATTTTCGGCCGAGGGCTCGATCCAGACCCACTCGCCGTGGTTCCCGCTTTCGCCGGACGGGGGCGCATACAGGACCGACCGTGGGCCGACCGGGACCGGCGCGACCTTGCCGCCCTCCATCGCCGGGGCGACGCCGTTGCCCGCGAGCATGGCATACGCCGTGAGTTCG